AGAATCTTTCATGTTCTTAGCTACTTCATCATCAAAACTACGCTCTATGGACTTCTTCATCTGCTCATTAGCTAAAACATCAAACTCATCTTGCTCCACTTGTTGACCTTTCAGTATAATCTAAGTAACTCTTTCGTACACTAATAGGAGGCTGATTGAACCATGCTGTATAACCTGCAACATCATTAGCCTTTTTAAAATCACTCGTAACTGAGTCTATAGCCATGGTCTTATATATCACAGCGGGCTGATCTTGTGGTCTTGAAGCTTGTGTCTTTGGCATTTGAGCATTACCTTTCTTAACAGATTCCTGCTCTTTATCTCTATCAGCTATCCTTTGTTCAAACTCTTTCTTAAGGTACTGTGCAGAATCATCTGCTATAGCTTTAGCTCTCTCGTAAGGTACAGCCCTACCAGTAATTCTTTGTTCTTCAGCTATCTTAGACTGAATAAATGCCTCTGCATCTTTTCTAAAGGCTACTTTCATTTCAGGATATTTTATATCTGTTATGGTAGCAATAGAGGGGTCGAATCCCGAAGCTGTAGTAGCCCCTGAATTGACTAAATCTGTCATCACCTTAGTATTCTCATCTTTAACGGAGTTAACATTAACTTTAGTGATAGCTAGTAGATCATCCTGAGCCACTCTAGAGGTATTTACTGTAGATAAATCTAAGCTACCAAAAGAAGCCTTTGTGTATAACTCATTAAAATACGCAGGGTCTGACTTAGAAGCATACCCCTCAGTCTTAGAGATAGTCTTAATAGAACTTACAAGGCTATTAGCTCTAGAGTAGTCTAACTTTCCTGATGATATGTAGGATTGAACCATTGTCATAGCCTTAGAAGGGTCTCCATTAAGAGCTATAGAGAAGATGTTATCTGCATTATCACTATACTTAAGATTTTTATCTCTTTCAGCTCTTGCAGAAGACTGATCTCTAAAGCTTAATAACTCTTTATTCAGTATATCATTAGCTTTCATGCCATCTGTAGTCTGTGTTAGCGCTACTCCCTGTGAGTTCTTAATGTTCTTCAGTTTATCTAAAGCAGAACTATCACCTTGTTTAGCCATATCATAGGCTTTGACTATATAGGATTGTTCTAGATTACCCTCTTGGATACCATATCTTTTCATTACAGCTAGTGAGTTGTTATACTCGTTCTGTACATCAGCATCCATATAGGAAGTAGAAGTTACCTTGTCTAGTTGTTGCTTAGCTATAACCTCTTTATCCTGCTTAGCAAGGGTGTTCCAAGTAGCTCCCTTACCATTAATCATAGCCTCAAAGTATCTTCTATCAGCTTTACCTGCCTCATGGGTTAGTCCACCTGCTCTATCCCCAATAACAGCATCATACATAGAGTTGTTAATCTCTGTTTCAGTCCATCCCTCAGTCTTACCCTTAGCATAGATATCATTCAGTTTCTTATTAGCACTATTACCTGTACTTCTAGCTGTGTCAATCTCTGTTATGTCCTGTTGAGCTAGAAACTTAGCATTAACTAAATCTTCCTCATCTTGCTCTACTTGTCTTTTAGCCTGTACTCTAACACCTAAATTAACTAGGTTTGTTAGACCTTGCATAATACTAGGAACTTCTGTACTAGCTACTGTAGAGTTATTTACAGGACTAAACCCTGATAGACCCATTGAGGTACTACCTAGTTCTGTAGTCATTTAATCTCCTTAAAAATTAATAAAAGCACCTGTTGGAGTGCTCTGTGCTGTTAATGTGGAGGGATTAATAATTTCAGCTCCTGCCGTACTAGCTGTACCTGCTGTTCCTGCCCCTGCTAAACCACCCATAAGGGCTCCCATGGCATAAGTAGATGCACCTGCTATTGCAGAGTTGGCTATAATACCTAGTGTAGAGGGCATTTGAGAATAAGCTTGATTTACTTGACCTGTTAAAGCTATCTCTTGTCTGTTACCCTGCATAGATATATTAGCTAAATCAGCCTCCCCCTTAGCTTGTATGGTCCCTTCATTTAGGGTAGACTGAAATAGTACATTATTGAGGACTCTCTCTGATGTAATTCCACCTACTCCTGTAGAAGCCTGCCTAGCTACTGAGGAAGCACCCTCTCTTAATGCTCTCCTCTTTTCCTCTGTGAGTTGCAAACCAGTTAACCTATTTCTTTCAGATTCAGCCTGAGTAGTAGCTACTGCATTTGCTGTTCTTGTAGAATTAATAGAGTTTATCTGTTCCTTTAAAGCACTCCTCTGAGATGTTTGAGATATAGCTGAGGCACCCGCAGATAAAGCGGCGACTGCTAAAAGCATACCCATTAGAGACTCCTAATTTCATAAGGACAATTTGTCTTTTTGGATTTTATATTCATAAACCCCATAGCTTATCTCCTTGTCTAACTTAATTAGACTTTTAAATTTAAATCCGCATCTAGTAGCCCATCTAATAGAAGCCTCATAAGAATAATCAATGAACACTCTACAGAAATCTAGTGCCTCTTGTTTCATAAGAGATTCCAATATCTCTTTAAAGTACTTAACTGACTTCTTACTGTTCTTCTTCAGATCAGTAGTTACTAAGAAGAACAGATCATTATCATCCCCGAAACCTGTAATGGCTATAATTTCCCCACTAATATACAATAGATAAGTAGAAGATAGACTATTAAACACATGCCAAGTTAAGTACTCTTTATATGTCATCTTAGTTAATCTAGCTATCTCTATCTGATTATCATAAGATAGTGTAAGGTTTCTGATAGTTTCTATATCTTCCTCAATAGCTTTTCTAAGAATTATATCTCCATTAGCAAATGTCATCATACAATACTCACTACATCAACTAGTGTCCCTGTACTATCATATACTCTAAAGGTATTTAGGTGCCTAACAAACTGATAATACTTTCTAGTACTAGCTAGAGTATAAGGATAAGTACCTACAAATACCACTACAGGATGTAAACTAAAGGTACTGCCATAATCTCTAATAATAAAGGAGGTGTTATCATCATTTATAGAAACATCTATAGAAGTGTTAGTAGCATCCACTAGATAAGTCTTTTGAGACTCTGTAGTAAACCCTACATCCTTATACTCAGGAGTTATCAAGCTAACAGCATTATAAACTTCTCCTATCTTATCTATGTTATCTGCTAGTATCTTAATTTCCTTTAGATAGGCAAACACAGTAGATAAGCTGTTAGGAGAGTTTGTTGATTCTTCTCTAGAGGTAGTTACTACCATCCTTAGATATGTTCCTGATGGTGCTGTAGGGAACACTACAGAGTCATTTATTACCTCATAAGAACTCTTATTTAGTTTTGTATAGGTACCAATAAGTCCACTAGTAGAAGTGTAGATATCTACATAGTCAATTCCCTTGATGGGGACATCTGATTGAAATACAGTATCTCCTGATATCTCAAATAACTTAGGTGAAATCATTTAGACCCCTTTGCAAATAACTCTACGTTTCTTTTACCTCTAACACCTACCTGAGTGTACCATGCAGAATCCTTCATCTCTCTAGAAGCATCTGCCCAGTATCCCTTAAGGATAAACTCCCACATCTTCTTGAAGTTCCCTAGACCAGTAGTACCCATGTTATAAGCCATATCCAATAGCACAGCTCGTCTAACTTCATTACATTTAGTGTAGGCTACAGTATCCCCTAATTTAACTTCGATAGGTGCTAGTTCTTCATCTAACCATCTTCTAGCTACTTCTTTAGATACTTTACCATTAACTAATTCTGACTTCTCTTTAGAGCTTAGAGGGTGTGCTTCTAGATTTCTTCCGAATCCTTGAGTAAGTTTACCCGCAGTACACCTATATACTTCACTCTTAAATCCCTCAGCATCTTCTATTAACTCTCTAGCTATCTCGTATTCTTTAGTCATCTACAGTTCCTTACATAATCCAAAAGCTTATCATAATCACTATTTAATGTTACAAATTGCTTAGAGGCACATTCTGCTTTCTCATCTATGTCCCTAATATTAAAACATATAGGAGTACTAGATGATACTCTCTCAGGGTATTCTAAACCATCACAATAATTTCTAGTTTCAACTGTAGGCATCTTAGCAGAACACCCACTAAAAACCTGCACTATCAAGAATACTAGAAGCCCTAGTACATTTATCTTCATTCTTACTCCCTTGTTTAGCCATTTCTATAGCTTTTAACTTAGACTCTAATGATTTGTTAGTGGTATCATAGCTTCGTAGAACTTTCTTAGTGTTCTCTTTGGCTCTCTTTGCATCTGCTTGATTAACAGCATCTATAGCTACTATAACATTCTGTAGATTCTCTTTATCAATCTCAAGCTGTCTAATAGTAAAGTAGTTATAACCTAGTTGAATACCCATAGCTAACATAAGTCCAAAAGCTGTTCCAATAAGCCACTTATTAATCCCTAAATCAATCATGTACTCTTCCTTAATAGTTCCTCTAAGATTCTATCTTGCTTATTCCTGATCTCTTCAAGTCTAACTTGTAAGATTTCTTTATGAAAATCCATAGTAAGCTCTATCATCTTATTGTTCTGTTCCATAGCTGTAGCTATTCTAGTAAGTGCCTCATCAAGTGTCTTCTTATCCTTCAGCATATAGAAGGTAACACCCAAAGCTACGGAGAGCATCCCTATAATAGAGAGTTTCTCCATAGCACTACCTGCATTAACTACATCAATTACTGATGCTCCTTCCAATTAAACCCCTTTATGACAAGTTCTTTAGAATTTCTTTTAACTCTTCTAAAGTTTTACCCTCGCAGGAATTAGGAAGGTCTCTTAGAAAGTTTCTTCTTGTTAGTAAATCAGTAGTATCTAGCCCATCTACAAGTGCATTTTGAATAGCTTCATCATTCTTCTTGAATTCACTCTCTCTCCATGTTCTTATTAGTTCCTTTGTTACCTCAATAGCCTTAGCAGTATTAATTACTATCATTGACGTCCTTTAAATACTTAGCTACTAGCTCAGAATCAAACTCATTGTTTTCACCACCCCACCCATCAGGAAGTCCTAAAGATTCATCTACTTCCCATGCATTTCTGAATGTTCTATCAGTAGGGATAACATCATCTTCTACAATCCAATAAGGAGTAGCATACTCTCCCCACTCAAGAACATCGTTTTCATCGAGCCCATATTTTGTGGGGTATTTATAGGGTGCAGGTACATCCTTTTCTGCAATCTCTTCAAGTGAGAAATAGTTAAGTACCTCTTCTGTAGGACTTAAGAGTACTATTGAGTTATCTTCATTCTTAAAGATAATTTTCATTCCTCTTCTCCACCCCATCCATCAGGATTATCCCAGTCTAACGTAGCGATAAATTCCTCATTCTCTTCATAGTCCTGTGGGATATCTGCTCTCCACATAATGATGTAGGGAAGACCTGTAGGGATAACCTGATCTGTTACCTGAATAATCATGCTAATAGGAAGTTCATCAGTATACGCTAACCCTCCTGTAGAGCCGTCCTCTCTTCTCCAAACTGTAAAAACTTGTTGTGGACTTGTTACCAAACTTATATCAATCATTTTATTTCCTTTATTTAATTTGTATTATCTACGAATAGATACTAAATTGTATGTATAGTCTCTTTTAGTTGCATCTGAAGGGGAACCAGTAAATATCCTAAAGTTACTAACAGCCAATCCCGCAGGTATCACATTACCATTATTAGGGTCTGTAGCTGAGCCTGCTATCCCTGATATCTCATAATTTGCATCTACCATACCACTAATAAGACTCACCGTAAAATCTCCTATACCACCATCACCTACTGTACTAACATTTCCACTAGCCCTAGTTGTAACTGTCCCTACTGCATTAAAGTTAGCCCAAGCCCTACAAGCGAATATAGGAGCACTTCCTCCTGCATTTAAAGCTGTCTTGACTCTACTATCATTTGCTACAAAGGTATTGACAGTATCTAACTGAGCCTTTGTTGTGGCATCATCACTCTCTGTGGCTGTTCCTACTTTTAATCTACCACCTATTGTTCTTCTAGCTACAGAATCAGCAGAAGAGGCTTGACTTAGTGATATGGATGTAGTAGGCTCCGCAGGAGACCCTGAAGTATTAGCTAAGATACTATTAGCAGAAGCTAGAGTCTTAGTAGCTTTCTCTGTATCTAACTCTTCAATAGCATCTTGTACATTAGTAGAGCTTACAGTTCCTGTAGGACTTACTACAACAACATCTGCTGTAATAGTTCCTAGCTCATAAGCCCCCGAACTTGTTACCTGAGAAGATAAATCTCTTAGCGTAACACCTGTCGCATCCACTTTGAATGTGAAGTATAATGATAGAGGTGCTGATGGAATACCATTTTTACCTACAGTTACTAACTGATTAGAGTTTACTGGAATGATATCATCAGTACTCCCATTAACTGTTACAGTTCTCTGATATACAATGCTGTTATCTGCTACGTTCCTGCCTGTAACTGTGACAGTCCTAGTAGTAGATACTCCCATAGTCAAGGCTAAAACAGTTCTAAAGTTATAACTAGCATCTGTTTTAAATGTCACACGATTGTTAGCATCATCAAACTCTATAATGTCTGTATTAGTAGAAGGGACTGTAACATTAAAGGGTAGATTCTGCTCAGAAGTAGATAATACCAAAATAGAAGGACTACCAGTACCCATGAATTCACCCTGAGCTGTAGCTAAGTTAGCTATGGATTGAGCCTGAATATTGTGCATATCCTGAATCTTACTAGAGCTATACGTTTTATTAAGATGAGTAGTAGTGTCATCAATTAAGCTAGAGGTAACAGACTCTTCAGCCTTTATAGCCCAGTGCTTAGCAGAGAACTTACCAGTTTCTACAGGAACATCCTCATCTTCTTCAGCCCACTTCTCAGCCTTATTCTCAGAAGCTAAAGCATTACTAGCAGAAGTAGAAGCCTCTAAAGCCTTAGTAGTAGCTGTTTGTGCATTAGTGTCTGCCTGTAATATCTCAGGTAAATTAGGAATAATTTGAGTAACTACAGAATTAATATCTGCTATGTTATCTGCTACTACAACTACTTTATCAATCTCTCCTGATACTACTAGTAACTCATTCAGTTTATCCACAAGTTCCTGTAACTCTAACAGCTTTGCAGATACACTTACAACATCAGAGATATTAGTAGCTACTGTTACTACTGAAGAGATATTCTCTGAGATTACTACTATTTCTCCTACATGTAAAGCTAACTCTTTAATCTCTTCTCTTACTGTGAGTAACATAGAGATATCTGTTGGTGTTTGTTGTAGCTCTGTAGGAGTAGTAGCTACCTGCATAATTAACAAAAACCCTGTAGGGGCTGTAGAGAATACTATAGAATCGTTAATCAGCTGATAATCTGACCCATCTATAGTCTCCCAAGTTCCTTCACCCACCTTATCAATAAACACCTTAATAAATGTCTTCCCCTTAATAGGTATATCTGATTGATACACTAACTGGGAGCTTGTTTGCAAATTAAAAATCTTATCTGCTACCATTAGAAAACCCTTGCTCTTAAATTGTAATTTAACTCTATAGTAGCTGTATGAAACTCTAAGGGTTTATCATCACTACTAATAACTGTTAACTCTGTTTCTGACGTTTTACCTTGTAGTAAGAACTTATGATCACTTAGAGCAAACTTTTCTACTACCCTATCTCTTATCTTGTGCTTAATAGAGACCTTGTAAGTACTTCCCACCTTAGACTTTAATTGAAATGTCTTGTATAGTAAGGGTGCTTTAGCTGATTGAATAAGTCTACCATTGTTGTCCTTTAGTACTACCTCAGATAGGGTTAAGCTAGAAGTATAAGGTATTGTACCTATATCCAAATAAGAGGTCACTTCTGAGTTAGCAGAATAATCTATCTTTTCTAAATTTATCACACTACCTCTCTTTATAAGTAGATACAGATAATTATTTAGAATTGTTATATTCTTTACTTCTCCTCCGAATTCCCATTTAGACCATGAAGTCTGCAATCTCTCATTACCATTAGTATAGAACTTATAGACATAGATGGTGTTAGGGCTCTCCCCACTAAGGATAAATATAATGTTCTCATTTGTACTACCCACCATATTTATAATATTGTTAGGTAGCAGATTAGATACATGCCCAGTAACATCTGTTGCTATATTAACTACTGATTGAGAATCAACATAGTATTCTCTAAGAGACATTCCATTAACTCCTTTTGATAGGAAGAATAAGGAACTAGCCAAACCTATAGGTCTAACATTTACTATCGAATTGTAATTAGTAGAGATACTTACAGATACATTATTAGGACTAAGGACTGAATCAGGCTGTAATCTGAACTGAGAGGACTCAGACATTAATAGAACTTGATTACTAAATGGTACAGCAAAGTTAAGTACTGATACATCTGTAGAATCTACAGCGAAATCAATAGGGTCACTATCCAACACATCCGTTACCGTAGTAGGGAAGAAATTGTAGTAACTACCAACCTCACTCATAATAACATTTTCATCACTAACAAAACATAATCTGTTCTTAAAGAAGAAGACATCCTTAATAGATTTACCTATAAATGAAGGCTCTAAAGCTGTATTCTCATCTCCTACAGTTCTCTTAGAATAGTCTATATAGGAAGCTCTGAATGTACCATCTGCTTGCCTTACAATCTTTATAGGCATAGTAGAGCTATCAATAGTATTCTTTAAGTAAGGCTTATGAGTCTCCCTCCAAACACCATCTACATACTTAACCCAAAAATTAGTAAAGCTATTAGTATCTGTTCCTGTAACTTCTAGAATTATATCATAGGTATCTTCAAATCCTTCCATGTTGTTAGGAAGGTCTGACAACTTCTGTGCAGTACCTTGATATCCTTCTGAGGCTTGTGAGCCATAGCTATCAGACCAAACAAAGTTAAATGATGAGTCTCTGACGGCTGTAGAGAATACTATAGACCCCTTAGCTTCCCAACCAGTCCCTAAAGATGTTGCTAGTGTTGAGGCTACTGTTAGTGTGCTAGTAGAGGTTGCAGTATGACCCATTAGATTATAAGAGTAACCACCTCCTGAACCATTATCATAGCTTCTCTTTACCCAATAGAATGGGTGTTGTAAGTTCTGCTCAAAGGAACCATCTATGACACTACTCATCTTACATTCTTTAGTGGTGTTAACTAGGAAAGTAGTATCACCTACAGTTAGAGCCCTAAATGTATCTTGATTGGAGACAGCAGAAGCTATATAGGTTTCCACTCCTGAGTCCACTACTAGAGTCTTAGCATTACCCATAGAATCAAATATCTGTATGCTACTAGACATTCCATCAATTATTAGCAAGTACTCTTCTTCCATTCCTCTCTTATAACTATGAATGAACTGATTACCCTCTGAAGATATGATGTTACTCTTTACTAATTCTGTAGGACTTCTTCTTTTAACTCCTGTGGATATATCAGTTAGCATATTGACTATATCAGTACTCTGTCCTTCTATTCTATTTGATACCTCTTGTTGAGACATGCCTAGATAGAACTTAGATATAGAGTGTTGTATTAGACTCATAGGTTACTCTTTGGATTTTGCTTTCTAGAGAACCTAGTATCCACAAAGGTAGCATTAGCATTGTTTATAATCCATACATTCAGGTCTCTATTAGCTATTTGTAAATCTTTCTCTAGCTGTGAAGTAACTGAGTTATCACCTACTTTATCCCTTTGAAAGATATAACAAGATTCTGCTAGGATACACTCGGCAAGTACTTGAGGTACATAATTAAAGTCGTAATCTAGTACTAACTTAGCGTTCTCTGATGCTGTAAAGATGTAACTTAATGTGTCCAAGTCAAATAGTAATCCTTCCTGAATCACTAAATTGATCTTCTCAGGGATAACATCAATAGCATTAGCAGGGATATGGATAAAGCCACTAACGTCAGGAGCTAAAGATACGGACTCTCTAGTATTAAACTTATACCCTCTTGCTAGATACTTTTTCTTTACTCTATTTAACTCGGCACTCGCCTGAAGAGCCTCATCAGATAATTGGTAGTCATCCTCGTTAACTAAAGGAGGCTCCCCTACCACAGTAAGCATCTTATTGACTGCTTCTAATTCTCGTTTCATATTTCTCCTTTAGAAACAAAAGTGACCTACAAGAAATTAATCTTATAGGTCATCATACTCATTAGGCGATAGGAGTAGTTACTGTACGAACACCTACGACAAGTCCTGCATTAAGGACACCTGCACCATTTTTGTAACGGGCTGTAATCAAGTCAGCAAAGTAGTCAGGCATATAGGTTCTCTCTGTAATCAATCCGATTAACTTTACGAGACCAATAGCATCTTTTTGGAATTGATAACCTGCAAAGTTATCTGTTAGAGTCAAGTTGTTACTCCAAATAACTTTAGTGTTAGCAATATTGATAACATCTACAGGGAACTTATCTACACCACCATTCATAGTTTGGAAGTCTCTATGAAGTGTTTTAGTAGCCTGAGCGATCTCATAGTATCTCTGAGCTGTAGTAATGAAATAACGATCATTGCTAGGAACGTTGTTAGCATCCATGATAGCATTAGCATCAAAGATAGATTGTACTAAAGCATTACCTCTAGCTTCTGAGGTGGTACCACTAAGAATGACAGGGTTACCAATCCATGAGCCATCAGGTTGACCTGCCACACCTGACATAGTAACAGCAGTTCTAAGTAGACCAAATAGTTTATAATCTAATTTATCTGATAAGCCATAACCGATAGCTCTAGTATATGGACTTGTAATATCAAAGTCAAGAATCTTAGCATCTGCATTGTCGATCATACGTGCATCATATAGTACACTATCAAGGGTAATGATGATCTCACCTGCCTCAGAAGTGTTAACAGAAATCTGTTTACCTGCTGTATGTGTTAGAACATCCTCTTTCTTACCTGTAGCTAAAACAGGGAAACGTGCTGAGGTACCATTTTGAATAGTTTTAACCATAAAGATTTTCTCAGCCAAGTTCTTATTCTCAAAAGCCGCGAGAACTTCACCTGCATAAACTCTATTAGGTGCTAGGGCTGTAGCATTAGCCACTCCTGAATCATTAACAGGGGTTGGTACTACTGTACCTGTAGATAAATCTGCCGCCGCATAACTTACTTTTCTTAATGTACTCTTAAATCTCATTGTAAACCTTTGTGTTTTTTTAATTTGGTATCTTAAGGTGTACCTACCTCATAACTCAAAAGGACAAATTGTCTTTATGAAACTACTTCTTATAAGGTGAATTCATAATCTTTTTGATTACATCAGTTCTATAAGTGTAATCTCGTTCGTACCTAGGGTCTTGAATGGCTTTAACCATTTCAGCCTCACTCTTGAAAGAGGTAGATACTGGGGTAGTACTTCCTGCTCTGATAGATACTGGGGTAGCTTCTTGTTGAGGTTCTTTCTGTTGTGCAGAACCACCTGTAGCTTCTTTGTATAGCTTATAGTACTTCTCAATCACTACATCAGCACTCTCCGTAGCCATAGCCTTATCATATTTAACGATAGTGGCTTCATCCATATTTTGATATAACCACGTAGCCATAGATACATATTCTTCTCTTGAAGAAATACCTACAGTTTTAAGTAGTTCATCATCTCTTCTGAAAGCCTGCTCTTCTTTAACAGCGATGTAAGCCTTTACAGCTTCCTCTGTAAATCCTGCTTCTTTCAGAGCCTTCATAGATTCCTCTGAGAGCTTACCATTATTAATGTACTCTTGCTCTAATTCGGATACTTTGACACCTGCTTTTTCTGCTTTATCTGTCACGTCCTTTAGAGGGTCTACTTCGGGTTTTTCCTCTTTCTTAGGAGGATTCTTTGCTTCTTCTAATTCTTTCTGAAGTCTAACAACTTTTTCTTCTAGAGTTTCCTCTTTAGTCGCCTCTGCTTGTTTTTGAGACTCTTCTAGTGCTAGTTGTGCTTCTTCAGGTGAGATTGTCTGAGAAGGTACTTGTTCAGCTTTATCTAGGTACTGCTGTGCCTGCTCAGGGGTTAACTCACCTGTTTGTGTTGACTCGTCCACGATTCTCCTTTTGAGTTATTGTTGTGTTGCTAAAGAAGCTCCAAGTGATGCACCACTATTCTCTGCTAGGGATGTACCAAAAGAAGCTCCTAATTGTGATTCTTGTTGTTGTTGTTCCCTTTGTGCTAGTTCTTCATTAGTGTATACTAGACCATCAGGAGAGATACCTAAAGAGTACACTACTCTCTCTGTAAGAACATCTGTATTAATCTTACGTTGATATGCAGGGTTACTTGATATCCATTGAGAAAGTGCCATGAGCTTATTAGCATCATTTCCTCTTCCTAAAGCTGTAATACCTGTAGTGATAATAGGCTCAGCTATGTCCTTCAAGTTGATCTTTAGATTATCCATGGCTAATTGAACTATAGGCTTCTGTAGATCATCTGATAATAGACTATAAGAGCCTCCTAGAGCTTCCTCTAGTTGTTGTGCTACCTGTCTAATCTCCTCAGCAGTAACCCTCTCAGCCTGTCTAGATTGAAATAATAGGAAAGCCTGAGCTAGTCTATTCTCCAATTTATCCATGTAGCTTATTAGAACATTCATATCACTTACTTTACCTACGTCAGGTACCGTAATATCATCTGCATGTCCTGCTATAAAGTCACCTGTAATGGCTTCATTTAGCTTTCTAACATCTGTCCCATATTGTGAAACAGGAGAGACTAGAAAAATAATCCTAGAGAGAACACTAGCAGTATCAACAAGAGCCATGTTAACAGCTTCATAGTTTCTAAGATCACCTATGTAATGCTCTACTAGTCCTCTACCATAACTACTTCCTGCCATGTTAGTCCAACGAAGAACAAGGATAGGTAACTTAGAGTCATCCTTAAAGGTCTGCTCTGAACCATTTACTATCTCATTCTCGATACTCTGATATAAAGTGTAACCACCTTCCTCATCAAGGAACATCCTAGTGAATACATTTAGCTCTTCTTCTGAACCATCAGGAAGGACATAATCAGCAGGAAATGATAATCTATTTTTAGTCTCTTTTATGATTACTTCTAGTACCCTTCCTGATGTATCTCTAACTACACAATAGTTTCTAAGATTATACACACTCCATAGCTCATTGACCTTATCATACCATAGACAAGCATTACCTGTTATAATAAGTAACTTCACAGCTTCATAGATGTAATTTCTAATAGACCATCTCTCAACTTGATTCATAATTGCTGTTTCAAGCTTAAACATCTTAGCATTAACTTCATCCATTACTTGTGGATTCTGCCCTGCTAGTATCTGAGCTTCCAACTCTTTATTAACCATTAGTTTAAAGAAGATGGATGTAGGTGGTACTAGATTTTGAGATATCTTAGAGCTTAAGTTTAGAGAAGCTCTAGCCCCCAAGCTCTGATAAATCTCAGGTAGAGAGGCATCTTCAGATAAACCATTAGTAGGGAAGACTGAAGGAATGGTAAGCTTAGAGCACTCTTCAGCTCTCGTTAGAACACCTGACTTCTTACCTTCTAAACTAGCCCATCTATCCGCTACTTTTATACTTTTATAGTCTTCCATT